AATAAGAGGAATAAAAAACCCACAGGACCCAACCCAGACAGAGGCAAGGGACACGAGGGTATTCCTGCCCGCCCAACCACTGCTTGCTAACCAACCAACTAACCTACCTTCCGGCTGTCCCGGGTTTTAGGCGGGCGGAAGTCCCGCCCGGGTGCCCGCATTTACCACTTGACAAACCAACCAACCTATTCTATAATTAATACCATGGCTAAGGTTAGGATTATTAAGAAGTATGAGGAAAGGGAAATAATAACAAAAACAGGCAAGCTTTTATATGTGGTCCAAAGTGCAGTTAATGTTATAGTGGAAGAGGATAGGGAATACTTGGTTAATATCTTTACTGGGTTCCCTATCTCAGAAGGACAGGAATACGAGTTTTCTCTTAACAATATGAACATCAGACTAAGGGAACCCAAACCTTATAATATTCCCGGTGTTCCCATACCGGGAGTAAACTCTAACAATGTAAAAAAACCTTAAAGGAGGTGTGACCATGCAATTTCCGCAACCTGACCTCAGCACATTTTACACCGGAGCCGCTGTCATATTTGCAGCTTTAATTGGTATATGGGCGGTGAGGAAAGTGATAAAGCTGCTGAACAAAAGCTAACCGCCCATGGTGCTCAATGCCGGGGTTAATCCCGGCTCCTGCCTTGCAACACAAGAGGGAGCGCAATGGGAGAGTTTCTGAATGACCTTCTGCGTTATCTCCTAACTCTCCTAATCCTTGCCCTGCCAATTTACCTAACAATTATGCTTATACAAAGGTCTTAGTATGGATTACTGCGTTCCTGTCTACAGCAGCCCTTTACCCGGGATAGTTCAAACTAAATTTTTTTGTGATTGGAACCAGACCTTCTATACTGATGCTTCAAAATGTGTTCAGGAGTGTTCAACCCTTATGATTTCCAAGTCTGAGGCTTCTTTCATAATTCTTTTGATCCTTTCCTTGTTTGTTCTATTTCTCATACTTGGGATACTTAAGGCTATACTAGAATGATTGCTTTGGTGGTCGCTGTTTTTATTTTCTTTTCTACCGTTGAAGCTGCGGGCTATTGGTTGGCTGGGCGTTGGTTTGTGTCAAGCAGGTATGCGTCCGTGAATTTGCAAACTGTTAGGAACTGGTTGGATAGAGGGATTATTACTCGGACCACTCAGCAAGCAAAGATATTCATCCAGCATCATGGCAAGTGGATAGTCTTGACACTTGGATTGTCACAGATTATCAGGGAGGTTGAGAATATTCAGTCCTCTACCCAGTATTGCTATTTACCTTCCTCTGAAAGGCTATACTCAGGCTGGACAAGCTGGGGCACTTTGTCAATAGATAATTCTGGAAATGAACCAAGTCGGTTTTACGAGGTAAGCTACTCTTCTCGTTGCAAAGGCGGTAGTGGTGTTTATCTTCCTGCGGTTGAAATACGGAAATGGACAAGGTCTATTAGCACAGAAAGATACGAATGGGTTTGGTATGCTTTAGTTCCTGCAGAGGGAACCTACACCTATACGGGTTCTGATGGTAATCGGTGTCAGGTAACTATCACGCTTAGGAATGTTGGCGGTGTTTGCCCTTTTGACGTAACACAGGCTCCTTCTGAGGTTGATGAGGTTGACTTGTCCCAGAGGCGTCAGGTCCCTGTTAAAGTTTTTCCGAGAGTTGAGGATTTTGTTAGGCCTGATGTAATTGAGGCTGATCCTGCCCTAAGGTGGTTGAGGGAACAATACGATAGGATTTCTCGGGATAGTTCCATTCCACTAATCCCATCTGATGCATTGGAAGATTTAGAGTTGCCCAGTGTTGATTGGTCCATAAGCCCTGATGAAGCTATAGACTTTCCTGCTGGGAGAGGTTCTACTCGTGAAGGTTCCCGTGAAATGGATACTTCTATTCCCGGGTTTGATACTTCCTTACCCAGCGTTGATAAAAAACCTTTCCCTATTCAACTTATAAACTCAATCATCAACAACCATCCGCTTCTGAGAATACTACAGGGAATAGACCTTAATGTAAGTGGTGTCGGTAGCTGTACGGTTGGATCGGGAACCTTCAGGATAAGCTTCTGTGAACATGCATGGGTTCTAAATCTCATGGGTGCTATAATTGTTCCATTAGCATTCTTAGCCGGTTTATTCGGATGGAGGAGTGAATAATGGGTACGGTTCTCGCTATTCTTTTTAACTTCTTTGCTAACTACTTTTCAGCCCTTAGGGTTATTTTGTTTGGGTTGCTTACCCTAACACTTCCCATCATTCTTTGGAACCTATTTGTGGAAATTTCCGAGTTTGCCCTGAACCTTCTTGCTTCTTACTTTTCTAACATTCAAACGCCCGGAAACATCATACTTTCCATATCGCAATTGGGTTCCTTTGCAGTTTGGCTTGCTAACCAACTAAGGCTTCCAGAAGCTTTCACCATGTTTGTTAGTGCTGTAAGCATTCGTTTAACTGTTGATATAATTACTCGGCTGTTGCTAAGATGATAACACTGGTGTTCGGAATTCCGGGAAGTGGAAAAACTTACTTTATGGTTCACACTATAAGGAAAAAATGTTTGGAAGAGAGTGATATTTTCTTCAAGGTTAGGGATGATACAATACTCATTACAAACATAAGGCTTAGGCTGGACGATTCACAGAACTATGTTTTCGTTGAAAACTGGGAAGACTGGTTCCACTTCTTCAATGTTGAATACTGGCAAAATAACAATTGGTGGCATGGTAAAAGGATATGGTTTGTAATGGACGAATGCCAAAGGTTCTTTGCCATAGCAAAGGAAAATTTCCATGTCTTCTACTATTTACAATACCATAGACATTTTGGCACACACCAGATAATCATGGCTACACAGACGCCCAAGTCAATCCCGGCGAAGTTGTATGAGCTATGCGAATTCGTTATCGAAGCTGTTCCCAAGTCCATAAACATAGCTTCCAGTTTTGCTTTCAGGTATAGAGTTCTTAGTCCTCTGGACCGTTCCCTTGTTCTTAGACGGTTTCATCTAGGATTTGACCCAATAACCTTTCACCTTTATCAAGACATGATTTTTCAGGAGACAGAAGATTTAAAACCCACAAATGCTTTTGTTAGACCGTTGCTATATGTTGCCCTTGCGTTTCTCTTTGTTTTTGCTTCTCTTCATGTTTTCTTCTTCGGGCTTAGTCAAAAGATCCAAGCCCAAACCCAAGCCCAAACCCAGACTACCCAGACCCAAGCTAACATAACCTATGAGGACCTAATAGAAGAAGAAAAACCACATGAACCACCTAAGCAGGAAAATAATCCCATGCAGGCTAAGCAGGGACCTAATCCCATGCAGGAACCCAGACTATTGGAACCCAAGCCTGCGGGCTACTACTACATAACCCTTGAGAAGAGGAGCCATAGGGAAAGGGAAAATATAGACCTTGTACCGGAGGGACCCAAGATTGTGGAAATCCCATAATATCGCCTGCCAGTCCGAAGAAGACTGGAAAATTGAAGTATAATTTCACAAAACCCAACAAGGAGGTTAGGGCATGAGGAAGGAGCTATTAGAACTAATGGACATTAAGCTTTTCCTGAACGAGTGCAAGGACAGACTGGAAAGGTATAACTACAAGGACATTAGCTTTTTCATGGACACAGTAAGGTATTTAGTCCTGATAGTCTATTTTAGCAGGGACAACGAGGACATTGAAACACTGATAGGGATACTGAACAAATACCTAAACGGAAACTGGAAAACGGAAATATACCAAGATGAAGAGGACTTTTTTGTGGCATTGAACAAGGAACTAAGGGACTTGCTGGATGAGGTAGGTCTTTTTTGGTTTTTTGAATATAGTGCTTAGCTTGGGACCCAGCATATGGTTTGCGAGCAAGGCAAGGGAGGGATTACTCCCAAGGTCCCAAGCCTTGCCCTGTCCCTGCCTGCCTGCCTAAAAAATAATATAACAACTTAGACCCAAGATCGTAGAGATCCCATAACTATTTAATAAAGCGCCCGCAAGCCCGAAGGGCGTCCGCCAGCGGGATAGCGCCGAAGGCGCTAAGCTGCGAGCGAAGCGAGCAGCGGTCCCGCTGGCGGTGCGGGCGCCGGCGCCGTAAGGCGCCGAAAAAAATCTTCTCCCTTCCAACTTTTCCAATTCCTCCAACCGTCTAACCATCCAACCAATTCAACCAAACCAACCAACCTAAAAAGTCAATACCCTAAACTTACCTATCTTCCCTATCTTTTTTCCTTTTTTTCCCATTTTTCCTTTTTTCTTCCTTCCTATCCAAACTAAGAACTTCTGCAAGCTCCCTTATATCCCTTAGTTCCTTTTGAAGGTCAAAGTCGGGCAGTCCCTTAATCCACATATCAATTGCGTCTGCAGCTTCCAGCGTAAGGCTATGTTCCAGATCGTCCTTTAACATTATCTCCCTTAACTCCAAGAAGACTTCAGCTATAAACCTTAGTCTTCCCGGTGTAGGTTTCCCATCCAAGGCCATTTTAAAAAACGCTTCCAAAGTTGGAGTAAGTCTTGCCCACAGCCTATTTCTCTTCATGGCTTAACCTCCTCTATAAGGTTCAGTGTCTGCTATTTTACCAATTACAATTGTGTAAGGTTTTATGGCATAGTAATTAGCGCCTATTCTTATGATGTAACCTTTCCTCATTAAGATTTTTAACCATCTGTAATACGTGTCCCTTGATATACCAAGCTTCCTAACAACTTCCTCTGCGGTCATATAGAAGGTTAAACTGTTCATTTCCAATTTTTCCGACATGATATACGCTAAAAGGTCAAGGGCTGGTCTTAACTCCTTATCCCTTATAACATCTTTTATAAATGCATGGAAAACCTTTATGAATCCTCTATCCTTCTTGGCTTCTCCATAAAGATATACGGTAGCTTCTGCCTCTACTATATTTGCTGTTTTTGGATCAATAACTAATAGTTTAGTTCTTGCACGCATTTCCTAATCCTCCCTACCTGTATGTATATTATACCCACATTTATCTGTATGTCAAGCCTATAAGTGTCTTATCTATGCATATTTTTGTTTGGATGTTTAAGACAGCCCTTTCTCAACTTCTTTTCTTTCAATTACTTTAGAAGGGTAGGCTCCCTGTATATCTTATCTTTTCATATAAATTTAAATTGACTTTTGAACCAACCTATGCTAAAATACTACCTACCCACAGGACCCAACCCAGACAGAGGCAGGGACACGAGGGGAAACCTCGCCCTGCCCAACCAATTAAGGAGGTTAAGAGATGCTGTTAGAGATTGAACACTTAGAACCCTTCCTTAGCAAGCTTCAAAGAATGATTGAGAACTACCCTAACGATGCCAAATTCCTTACGGATGCCCTATACGACATCATCTACGCAGTATTTTTTGCAGGCTATATAAGAGGTAAAGACCCAGACTTTGACTATAACGCCATTCTTTCGGAGATATTCGCCAAGTTTTCAACGGATGAATGGAAAAAGGTTAATGGTGATGTTTTCTACTACGATGAGGACTACTTCACAAGGCTAAATGCTGTTTCTTTTGATGTGGCAGAGAGGCTATACCCAATCATCGGAAGGCTAATAGCTCAGGAACCAATAAAAGGGCCTATCGGCAGGGTAGTATTTAGGAAGTTGGAAAAGG